TTAGCAACTACAGCAGGTACAGTATCAACTGCCGCACAACCTAACATAACAAGTGTAGGTACATTATCAGGTTTAACTGTATCATCGACGATCACTGGTTCAGTAAGTGGCTCAGCCGCAACAGCGACATCAGCAACTACAGCAGGTTCTGTAACAACAGCGGCTCAAGGAAATATCACATCAGTCGGTGTACTCACTTCATTAAATTCAAGTGGTACTATAACTGCACCAGCATTTACTGCTAACACTGGCGTCTTTACTGGTGATGGCTCAGGCTTATCAACACTAAATGCATCGAACGTTTCAAGCGGAACATTAGCACAAGCAAGACTTGCAAATGATTCTGTGACAGTTAACGGTTCAACTGTTGCATTAGGTGCATCAACCACAATTACAGCCAGTACAACCCAATCAGTTACATTTAATAATAGTGGTTCAGGTGTATCTTCAGGAACAACGTTTAATGGTGGTACAGCTAGAATTATATCGTACAATACTATCGGTGCACCAAGTACTAGTGGTTCAGGAGCATCAGGATCATGGGGAATCAGTGTTACAGGGACCGCGGCGTCAGCGACTGGGACAGCGGCTACAGTAACAACTGCGGCACAACCAAATATTACATCAGTAGGTACTTTAAGTTCATTAACTGTATCAGGTATAACTAATACAGGTACTATGCAATCAACAATTATCACTACAGGCTCTAATTCAACAGCAGGTACGATCACTGGTGACTATACACTAACATCAGGCTCAACTCTTAACGCAACTTATGCGGATTTGGCTGAGAAATATACTGCGGACGCTCAATACGAAGCAGGAACAGTTGTTACGTTCGGTGGAGAAGCAGAATGTTCTATAGCAGGTGTCAAAGGACTCCATGCAGTAGCGGGTGTTGTAACAACTAACCCTGCTCAAGTGTATAACGCAGGATGTGTTGCACCAGAAGGACAGTTTGTTATTGAACTAGCACTGATCGGAAGAGTACCGTGCAAAATTATTGGCCCGATTGAAAAAGGTGACTTGATTATTACTTCTGATCAAGCTGGTTATGGTTGTGCAGGCAATCCTGCTACGGTTAAAGCTGGTACTATCATCGGCAAAGCATTAGAAGCATTCAACGGACCAACCCCAGAAGGTGTCGTCGAAGTATTAGTCGGTAAAACCTAATTCTAACTACCTTAGAATCGTGACGTTGCAAAGCGCCACACCGAAAGGGCAACGAAAGTTGCTCTTTCAACCTAGAGAATTTATAACACGTACATAAAAATAAGATAAGTAGCTATATGAATGTTTTTACAATGAATTTCGAACAAAGACTCGCGGAATGGCATAGACTAAGACAATCACTTGACCAACTTGATCTGGAATATACATGCGTAGAAGTTGACAAGTTTTGGCAACAATGCCCATTAAACAAATATTATTTACATCCACACGACATAGCAATCTGGCCAAAGCCTTGGCAGTTACTACACGATAACATATATTGTTACTATTCCAGAGCGTTAGGAATGATATACACATTAGCTTTGTTGGGTATAAAAGAGGTTGACTTGGTATCAGCAACCGATTACAATGGCATAGATGTGGTATTAGTCTTGGTAGACAACGCAAAGTATGCATTGAATTACTGGCCAGACTGCGTGTTAAATACTCAGTTGGAAAAATTCACAAATATCAAGCATATTGACATAACGACAATACACCACAATACAGACTAGGATAAGAATGAATATAAAAGTTACTAAACGATCAGGTAAGGTAGAAGAACTAGCCTTAGAAAAATGGCAAGCGCAAATAGCAAAAATATGTGAAGGAGTATCAGACGTATCTCAGTCGATGATTGAAATCACTTCGCAACCACATTTTTTTGACGGTATTACTACCAGAGAAATCGATGGTCTTACGTTACGTGCTATCGTTGATCTAATCGATGTAGAACAAAATCCAGAAACAGGGCATACCAATTATCAATATGTGGCAGGCAAACAACGTTTGTCCATGTTGCGAAAAGATGTATATGGTGGTTATACTCCTCCGCACCTCTACGAAATAGTAAAAACAAATGTCAGTTCTGGATTATATACCCCAGAACTATTAGAATGGTACTCAGAAGATGAATGGAATAAGATGAATACCATCATCGATCATGAAAAAGATGAAGGGTATTCATATGCCGCAGTAGAGCAAATGATCGGTAAATATCTTGTTCGCAATCGTTCAACCGGCCAGATATACGAGACACCGCAGGTAAGATATATAATTGCGGCGGCCACTGTTTTTCATAAAGAAGAACCACAGATAGCAAGAATGCGATTTGTCAAAGAATACTATCAATGTGCTAGTGACGGTTTATTTACATTAGCAACACCTGTACTTGCTGGACTCGGTACGCCTACTAAACAGTTTAGCTCTTGTGTTCTCATTAAAAGTGACGATGACTTAGACAGTATATTCGCATCTGGCGAGATGATGGCAAAGTATGCGAGTAAACGGGCCGGCATTGGTCTTGAAATAGGACGATTAAGGCCCTTGGGATCACCGATAAGAGGCGGAGAGATCATGCATACAGGCATGATACCCTTCTTGAAGAAATGGTTTGGAGACTTGCGTTCATGTTCACAGGGTGGCATTCGAAATGCAAGTGCAACAGTCTTTTACCCCATATGGCATCATCAGTTTGATGATTTGATTGTGCTTAAAAACAACCAAGGGACAGACGAGACAAGAGTTAGACACATGGATTACGGTGTTATTCTATCTTCGTTCTTTTGGAAACGGTTTAAAAACAAAGAAAATATTACATTCTTTGATCCAAATGAAGTACCTGATCTTTATGAAGCATTCTACTCAGATACTCCGTTATTCGAAGAACTCTATGTAAAATATGAAAAGAGTCGCAAACTCCGTAAGAAAACAATGTCAGCAGAAGAAGTATTTAAATCTGGTATCTTAAAAGAAAGAACAGACACCGGTAGAATCTATCTAGTCTATATAGATAACGTAATGAATCAAGGCCCGTTCGATCCCAAAGTAAATCCGATCTATCAAAGTAATCTTTGTTTAGAGGTATTATTGCCAACAAAGCCCTTTAAACGATTAGATGATGATAAGGGTCGCATTGCCCTCTGCACACTTGGCTCGATCAACTGGGGCGCATTCCGCCACCCTGAGGACATGCGGAGAGCATGTCGCATACTACACCGTAGTTTGTGTAATATTTTAGAATACCAAGACTTCTTATCGATTCAAAGTAAATTAAGTAACGACGAAATATCTCCATTGGGTATTGGGGTAACTAATCTGGCATACTGGCATGCAAAGCGTGACTACAAATATGGAGATAAAGATGCTCTTCAAGATGTTAAATCTTGGATGGAACACCAAGCATTCTTCTTGACTCAAGCAACAGTAGAACTTGCAAAAGACCGAGGGCCTTGTTTAGATTCACATAAAACATTTTATGGTCAGGGAGTTTTCCCATGGGAACGCAGAGCAAAAGGAGTTAACGAGTTAGTAAACTTTAAGCCTGAATGTGATTGGGAAACACTTAGAACAGATATGAAAGAGTACGGAGTCAGAAATGCAACGCTAATGGCGATTGCTCCTGTGGAATCTTCATCAGTTGTTATTAACTCTACGAACGGCATCGAAATGCCAATGAGTTTGATTTCGGTTAAAGAAAGCAAAGCAGGATCATTAACGCAAGTAGTACCTGACTATCACATCAAACGAGTAAGAAACTCTTATCAGATGATGTGGGAACAAACAGATTGTATAGATTATATTAAAACAGCATCGGTGTTAGCGGCCTATGTGGATCAAAGTATTTCAACAAATACATTCTACAACCCTGCTTTCTTCGACAACCAAAAAGTACCAACAACATTAATCGCTACAAACTTGATGAAGGCCCATCATTGGGGATTGAAGACTTTTTACTACAGTTTGATAAACAAAGCAGGCGTAAAAAGACAAGATGACGTAGTACAAATAGCAAAACAATACATAGACGATCCGGCATTTGATGATGATGACTGTGAATCCTGCAAATTATAAATGATTTTAAGTGTTGATAATTTTTTAGACAACGAAACGTTTGACATACTAAACGCTTCTATGTTGTCAAAAATTGATAGTGCTAAATCCAGAAAGGCAGATGATGTAGGAAATGAAAAATCATATTCATTAGCATACACAGAACTACACGGTGATATTTTGTTTCCAAGTATGCATTTAGGCGCCCATATAGGACCTATTATTAATAAAGTTAGAAACTATATTGAGACTGCAATTGACAAGTCAATTCCAGATGTAGAAAGTACACATTATGCTTTTATGAATCAAGGTTATATTATTAGAAGGCATGTAGATTCAAAATCAATACCAATTGATTTTGATGAATTAGCAAAGAATTATAAAGCATTTCTTTTTAGTCACAATGAATGGGAAGAAGAATGGGGAGGGCATCTGTGTTTTAGTACAGAGGAAGAATATTTACCTTTACCTAACAGACTAGTAGTATATACGACAGATGAACCACACTGGACTATATTGATGAATGAAAAAAGCGGTGATGCTACACGAATGATTATGGGCATTAGATTTGGAAACTATTATTAGGAATATATAATGAGTAAAGAACAATACGATTTAACAAAGCAAACAGACTATCTGGACAGAAAGATGTTTTTAGATCCAGCTGGTCCAGTAACAATTCAGCGGTTTGAAGAAGTTAAATATGATAAAATTGCCAACTTTGAAGAAACAGCAAGAGGATTCTTTTGGATCCCAGAAGAAATTAGTTTAACAAAAGATGCAAGTGACTTTAAAGAGGCAAGTGATGCAGTTAAACACATATTCACCAGTAACGTCCTGAGACAGACCGCACTAGATAGTTTACAAGGCAGAGGCCCTGTGCAAGTGTTCACGCCTGTTGTTAGTCTTCCTGAACTAGAAGCGTTGATGTACAACTGGTCGTTCTTTGAAACAAACATACACTCGCGTTCATATAGTCATATTATTAGAAATATATATAATGTACCAAAAGATATATTCAATACGATACACGACACACAAGAAATTGCTGATATGGCATCTAGTGTGGGTGATTATTACGAGGGACTGCATCAATTGAATTGCAAGAAAGAATTGGGTAAAAAAGTTTCTGAAGATGCTCATATTAAGGCAATCTGGCTGGCTCTACATGCTAGTTATGCCTTAGAAGCATTGCGATTTATGGTATCATTCGCTACCTCACTGGCAATGGTTGAGAATCGAATCTTTATGGGTAATGGCAACATTATTTCATTGATCTTACAAGATGAACTATTGCACAAGGGTTGGACAGGCTGGATCATTAATCAAGTTGTCAAAGAAGATGACAGATTTGCCAAAATTGCAAGAGAATGCGAAACAGAAGTATATAAGATGTACATGGATGTTATACGCGAAGAAAAAGAATGGGCTGATTACTTATTCCAGAAAGGGCCGGTCATCGGCCTTAATGCAAATATACTCAAAGACTTCGTAGACTACACCGCACTTGACTCACTCAAGTCAATTGGTATCAAATACCAAGAACCTGCGGCTAGAAATAGTCCAATACCGTGGTTTAATAAACACAGTGATACTAGTAAAAAACAGACAGCATTACAAGAAAACGAATCTACTAATTACGTAGTGGGCGTGATGTCTGAATCGTTAGACTACGGTGCGTTACCAGAATTAAATTAAATATAATTCGACCAGTCAGAACTGCATTAAATATAGATATAATAACATTAAACTAATCCAGGAGATACAATGAAAGCAGTAGTATGGAGTAAAGATAGTTGCACCTATTGTGATCAAGCAAAGAAATTACTTGACACACATAATATTGAAATTGAAGAAAAGCAGATCGGCTCTGTCTACACATTGAAAGACTTGTTAGAAGTTGTGCCGAATGCTCAGACGGTACCTCAAATCTTTTTAAATGAAGAATATATCGGTGGCTACACTGAATTAAAAATAAAATTAGCGGGATAAGATGAATATAGCAGATATAAAAATAAATACAGTTTACACATTTAAACTAAGCAGTGGTGAAGAATTAATTGCAAAAGTAACTGACCTTGACAGTCAAGGTGGCGATATTATTATCGAACATCCTGTTTCTTGTGCACCAGGTCCACAAGGTATGGGACTTATCCCTAGTCTGTTCACCTACGATCCGCTGTTACCCGTAACACTAAATAGTACTAGCGTGTCACTCTTTGCCGAAACTGAGACCTCAGTTAGAGACAAATACAGAGAAGCAACAACAGGTATAACAGTACCAAATAAGCAAATAGTAATGGGATAACACTACATGGCTAAACTAAGTCGAGAAGGAGATAAGAATACTACAGGTGGAAAAATCCTTAAAGGTGCATCTACCGTATTCGCCAATGGCAAACCTATAGGCTTACATGTTAGTGATATCAGTCCTCACGGACCCAAACCAAACAAAAAACCGCACAAAGCCGCAAAGACCACCGACGGCAGTCCTACTGTATTTTGTGAAGGTAAACCTGTTCTTAGGGTAGGCTCAAGTAATGATTGTGGTCACCAGATCGTTGAAGGCTCTGACAATGTGTTTGTACCTTAGAGGTAATTAATGGCGCATACAGGTAAACAAAGTCCGATTGGAATAAACGTTTTAGGCGGAATACTACAAAATAGATGTCTTCAGATCAATAAAAATGCTGAATACTATATGGGAATTAGTCGGTCTAATAGTACTTACACCTTTGGCCATCTCATAGAAGGCACAGTACTTCGAATGTTGACGTGGTCTATCAATGATGCATTTATTAGAGGCCAAGTCTCAGATGCAACTTACAACAATCTTATATCAATTAGTGGTGATGGAGCATGCCCAGCACTGGGGAATGCAAAACCACCTACTTATGTTATCGAAGATTCTTCTGGGATATGGACTGAAAAATCTTTAGCATTTGCTGGACTAACGACAGCAAACGTAGGCAGTTTTCTAATTGGTCCTACATATACTATTGTGACCGTCGGCAATACTGACTTTACTGCTTTAGGCGCCGCAGACAATATCATAGGAATTGAATTCGTAGCAACTGCTAGTGGGCTTGTAAATAGTGGTAATTTTGTTGTTACACAAGAATATATAATAGCCTCTTTAGGAACAACTGATTGGGAAACTGCTGGAGCAACAGAAGCCTCAGAATTCACAGCAGAAATAGTAGACACTACCATGACAGTAACGGCCATGGCAGAACTATATACTCCTCAAAATCTTGCTGTAGGAGATCAATTATATGGTCCAAATGATCTTGAGCCTGGAACTATTATTACAGCACAAGTTTCTGGAGCTCCTGGTGGAGTAGGAGAATACACAGTAGACATCGATCAATCAGTATCTACTGATACATTTAAGTCATTTAAAGTAGGACAGCGGTTGTATGCGGTAGATGTGGGTGACGGAACTGGAACAGCAACCCAAGGTACAGGAACAGTAACATCTCCAGCTTTGGTAGGTCCAGCAAACGCAGGCTACTCAGTAGAAGGCGATACTAATTACGGACAATCAGCAACCTGGGCTCCATATGATACTACTAATACCAACAAAAGCATTACTCAGTGGGGTTGGATAAGATGTCATGCTCTACAAGCACACAACGAATTTAATTGGCACGCCTCAGAGGCTTTAGAAGGACAAGCAACTCCTAAATATGAAGATTTTACCGCATCTTTTTCTACTGTAGATGGGTATATTAACTACACTAACTCTACCATTCAAACTGCTCTAAATGCTGACACCTTTTTAGAAGGCTCGTTTAGTAACATGGATGATTTGATGACCAGTGATTTTGCTGGCGTCAGTAAAGCACTTAAAGAATTTGGACTGGGATTAGAACATACCGGCAAACTAATAGATTTAAAGAGATTGGATAGATTTGGTTATCCTTCGACTTTGTTGCAACAATTATACGTGAACGGTGGAATAACACAAGATTTAAACTTGTTATTGGGTGGAGCCGGTCTACCAGCTACGGCGATCAAAAAGATTTCTAAAGGACAGCGGGCCGCATCTGTCCTACAAGAAAAACAAATATACAGTGCATTCTTGGCAATCACTGGAGAGAATCTATACAATTGTATTGCGCCATTAACGTCATACTGGCAACTTTTAACGAGTGATGCCTCTGATTATCCTATTAGGACTTTGGCTGATTGTTTAGATGTGAAACGATTGTTTCAATGGCAAAATGTATGGTCAACTCTAACTGTTCCTGTATACAATACCACTCTTAATATGCCTACTGGTTCAAAAACATATTACTTAATATATAACAGCGACGGATCAGTCAATTCAGCCATTAACACGAACGGTGTCAAGAAAATTGTCGGAACATTAGTTGTTTCAGGCACCCCTACTGTTAGAGATGACCGACCAGAAAATATTATTACAGAGACAGTAATTGGATTTGATTCTTATTTAGGTGGCCCTAATATAGTTATACCAACAGCTATTGGTCTGGCCGCCGCCGCATTTAGATACACCATGCTACAGATTAGTAATATCGAACAAATTACTCCAGGTAATATTGGTGGGTGTATTTCTGGATTAGAAATAAATTCTAATAATGGCTCAGGCGCAAACGGCACTGCACCTGAAACAACAGTTAACGATGACGGAACTACTACCACTACTCTTGCGAAACCCATTAACGAAACTTTGCAATCAGAAGTTGCATTAAAAATAGCACAAGGCAGTGGAGTAGGAGGATTGTTTACTCATTCAGACTTCTTTGGTTGTATGTCTGGTCTGCCTTATGCTTGGAATATTATATACAGAGAAATTAATAAAACAGGTGTTACTCAAACAACAAACCGTTCAACTCTTGCAAGGATTTATCAACAATTATATCTAGCAGTGGCATGGGAGCAAGCCACTATTGCACCTATATATACTGGTACCGGTCCATACACTATTACTGGCTGGACTATCGTTGATTCTGGTGGAGGTTATGGACGAGCAGGCGCGGCTACCCCAACTATAGCATTCTCTGACGGTCTCACGGGTACCGCGACTATTGGTAGAAGTGATAAAGATACTGGTTCAAATGGTGCAGGCACTTTTGGTAGAGTAACAACCATCACCGGAGCAACAGGTACTATCGCGAATATCCCGACAGCAACAATTGAATCTCCACCATCTGCTCAATACACTGCTTTTTCAACGAGTGGAGTTAATGGCGGAACTATAAACTATGACACAGTTGTACAAGATTACATCGATGAAGCAAATGCCGAAATTATAAATATCGTGGATCCAGATGTAGGTTATACCGGCGGAGTGGAACAATTAAACTTAGCTTGGAATGTTTTGGGAAGACAACTCAAAGTAGAACAAAGATCGAGATATATAGCATTAAATCCAGTTGAAGTTCCCAGAGATGGATTCGTAAATAGTAATCAAAATATAATTAGTTTTGTTGATAGCATGCCCGAATACTCGCAAGATGTGAGGCCTCACATGTCAGCACAGACAATCGAAATGATTGTAGACAGAGATTGTGACGTAGGCCAGAACATGGTTGCTATGATGAGACAAGAACGAAATCAAATGAAACTGACCGACTGTGGCATCCCGATGAACAACAATATTCCTGATCAGATGCCAGATGATCTTGCGCTAACACTAATTGTCAATAACACAGCTCCAGGGGCAATTGAAGGGATCAAGACCCCTGCAGGCATTGAATACACTAATCCTTCGTGGCCTGTTGTTGAGGGGAATTATATAGCACCTGAAGGAATATACGTGGCCCCTATTTTCTACCCAGTACCTGCAGTAACTGAAGGCGACTATACGCCTATTATCGAAGGGGTAGACAATCCACAAGTTTCTTCGTGGGTGACGGTTGGTCCTCCGAGTGCCCAGACCCAACCCCCTACTGTTGCTCAACCAGCATCAACAGCCGAGCCCGTTGTCATAAAAGCACCTAAATTCATTAACCCGAAACCATCAACTATTCCTGTTGGCCAACCAACAATTGATGAAGCAATAGAGACAGTGATACACTGCAATTGCGATTGTTGGGAATTAATTAATTAATATTTTTTTATAGCCCACTTGATCTATGTTAAATACTAGTATATAATGTACTGAGTACAGGACCTACCAAACATGAGTTATTATTTTACAAGTGAAAGTGTAAGTGAAGGACATCCTGACAAAGTATCAGATGCTATTAGCGATGCAATTTTAGATTCGTTCATGCAACATAAAAATCCTGCATTAAGATGTGCATGCGAGACATTGGTTACAACTAATCAAGTCACCGTTGCTGGAGAATACAAAGGCGAAATCGACAACCTAGATGTTGAATATCTAGTCCGAAGAGTAGTCAAGAACATCGGCTACGAGCAACCCGGCTTTCATTGGAACAACTTACAAGTGACTAATCTATTACATGGTCAGTCACCTGATATTGCTTTAGGCACTGATAAATTCGGTGCCGGAGATCAAGGCATAATGTTTGGTTATGCATGCAATCAAACAGATAATTACATGCCTGCACCTCTATACTATTCTCATAGAATTGTAGAAATGTTAGCTGTTGTTAGAAAGCAAGGACTTCTTCCATGGCTGGGTCCAGATTCAAAATCACAAGTAACTATCGAATACAATGACGATTCCACAGTCAGGCGTATAGACAACATAGTATGCTCTACTCAACACGCAGAAGAGATAGATATTGATACAGTGAGAGAACAAATTAAAGAACTTATTCTTAAAACTGTACCAGAAGAGTTGGTTGATGACCAGACAAAATTCTTAATCAACCCTACAGGAAGATTTGTGATCGGTGGACCAGATGGAGACACAGGCCTGACAGGTAGAAAGATTATTGTTGACACATATGGGGGAAGTGCCCCGCATGGAGGTGGAGCATTCTCAGGAAAAGACCCTTCGAAAGTAGATCGATCTGCGGCATACATGGCTCGTTATCTAGCAAAGAATATCGTAGCATCTGGTCAGGCTGACTGGGCAACTATTCAATTAAGTTATGCAATTGGAGTAGAACAACCTACAAGTGTCTATGTCGAAAGTGACAAAGATAGCAGAGGCTTGACTAAGTGGATACGAGAAAATGTAGACTTGTCACCTATGGGTATTATTGATAGGTTTGATCTATTTTCTCCTATCTACAGTGCAACTACAAACTACGGTCACTTCGGCAAACCTTATTTGCCTTGGGAACAGATTGATCTTTTTCCTAAAACACCAAATAAAAAGAAGAAGACCAAGACTAAATAGTATAATACAAAGGAGTTAATTATGGCTTACAGTGAAAAATTATTAGATCATTATGAAAATCCTCGCAATGTCGGTACGATGGATGATGCTGACAATAACGTAGGTACTGGGATGGTGGGCGCACCAGCATGCGGAGACGTAATGCGATTACAAATAAGAGTTAACGACGATGGAGTCATAGAAGATGCTAAGTTTAAAACGTACGGGTGCGGGTCTGCAATTGCATCAAGTAGTCTCCTCACAGAATGGGTCAAAGGACAGCACATCGACCAAGCAGAAGCAATTAGAAACACTCAAATCGCACAAGAACTCGCACTCCCGCCAGTCAAGATCCATTGTTCGGTCTTAGCAGAAGATGCGATTAAAACAGCAGTAAATAATTATCGGAAAAAACACGAAAGGTCCGAAGATTGAATCACCCTGCATTAAACAATGTCAAATGACAGCAGAAGGAATGTGCTTAGGTTGCAAAAGAACCTCCAACGAAATCGCAGGTTGGCTCTCTTACAGCACCCTTCAGAGACACCAGATAATGACCCTCCTGAAATTACGAAAACCGAAGTAGATACCCCGGAAAAAAAAGTATAAATGGATATGACTCCCGCGGGCTTTGGCCTACCAAAAAAACTCTGGCGTCAATTATTAAAATATAGAAACAAAACGGTAACTCATTGTGCATCTGATCTGATGTTCAGGCAACTGCCTTTCTATAGTGCGTATATGAAACTATACCCTGTCCAAGATTTTGACTATACATTTAACTCATGGGGATTTCGTGCGGACTACAACTATGAAGACTTAAACCAAGACGGTAAGAAAGCAAAAATCATATTAGCTATTGGTGACAGTTTTACAATGAATGTTGGTGGTCCGTTAGAACATAGCTGGCCTAGTTTGTTACAAAAAAAAGTTAAACTACCAGTTCTGAATGGGGGAGTAGACGGACTAGGACCCGATTCGTATCACCTGATCGTAGAGAAGATGCGAAAATATTTTGACGTACAACATACGTTTTGTTTGTTTAATTTACATGGTGGTGCGACAGCAGACCAACTTGCGGACGCTAACACAACTGAACAAAAAATACACATTCTTAAATCCTATGAATGGCCACATGGGTCTGAGATAGCATTTATTCCACCATGGTGCTGGGAGAAGAATCAATCAGACATTTTATTTCGGCATTTTCCAGATGCACACGACTATATAAAGGATATAAACCTTAACTTTTCAGAAATACCATATGACATTTTTATGTTTTTACTCACCCCAGATTATATAATGATGTCCACATCTAAATGGCCATCATTGGACGCTATCTATCAACAGTTGGCTGTACATAACGAAATCGGTAATTTGTTAAGTGATGTGGATGGATATTTCTTTTTAAAATTGATAACACCTAAGTGTAAATCATATTTTTATCGCAATCGAGACTATAGACATATGAGTAAAATGTCCAATCAAATGGTATCTGATTATTTTTGTAGTAAAATCAGTGACACTGTGATAAATCTTAGTTAGATGGTATAACTGTTTTCTTTGGTAAGATTGAATTTTTCCAAACTTTGTGGAGTCTCCCACTTTTCATTATTTTATTAAATTTCTTGTATTTTTTACGTAACACTTCTAGCATATTGTATTTTTCTCCTTATGTACTATATATGCCAGCCTGCTTATATTATAGGTATTGTTGTGTGAAAGCATCATTTGTACCGCATGTCTTTGCACACACTTGCAACTTTCCTTCGTTACAACTAGGCTTATTCCAACTATTTTCTATCGATTCAAAATAGTTATTTTCTAAAATTTCTTCTATTGTATAATTCAATGCACTGATGTTGGTTTTCCCTACGGCGTTGATGTATTTCCAAATCTGGCTCCCTTTTGGGGTATGATACCAATTGTACATTTGTCCAGCGACCCAACAACAAGGTTGCAGTATCCCTTCAGCACTGACGTATATACTTTTTTCTTCTTTAACTTTACATTTGATTGTAGTTGTGTCATAGTGGTGCTGAACTTTAGACCTAGGATCAAATAATTCTGGGTTTAATTTCCCTAATAAATCTACCTTTTTCGTTGGAAAAATCATGTCCTTTTCTTCGGTCATACTCGACATCTTTTTAGTCGATAAGTTCTCGTAGGATGCGCCTCTGGGCGGTCTGATATCTATTTCAGAGCCATGCCTGTCGATAGTTTTGATATATGATTTAGTAGTTCCCGAGACACTAGAAAAGAACCTAGAAGATGTTTTAACTTGGAATTCAGCAAAGCCTAGATACTCAGATAATGCTCTTGCTTCCTCCACTTGATGCTCGTTGTGTGCAAAAACAATGTATTCCCAACGTGCAATGCCGCCAGCCTCTATAAAGGCCCTAGCATTATCCATGATTTTCTTCCAAATTGTGTTCTTGCGATAAAGATGGTTGGTGTCTTCTAATCCATCGATGCTAAACACAACGTATCCATGGCTTCCTATAGTAGACGCCAAGTCCTTCCACCAGTCTTTTGTTCTAGCAGATGCATTTGTATTCATGCTTAAAAAGATATTTGGATTGATACTTCTAAAATGCTTCATAGTTTTTAATGTGTCTTTTGCTACGATAGGATCACCATAGTTACCGCACATAAACATATGATTTAATTGTTTGATAAAATCATCTGGAAAGATAGTTTGTATATCTGACAACGATAGTTCAGCATTCTTAAGCCATGGATTGTCTTCTCCTCCATTGATATTTCTAGCACACATCGGACAAGCGGCATTGCATTTTTCAGTAATCTCTAAATGAACAGTTCTAATGTCTGGGTACAAATACATTACTTTCGACCGATTAGCATATACCTGTCATAGGAGAAACTTCCATAATCAAAGTGTATTTTTTCTAATAACATCGTTCGACTCATTGGGAATCTTTTTGCAAAGTCATCAAGTGTCGTAACAGGATTGGTAACGAGCCAGGGTGCTTCCGGCTCGTTCACGTTGCTAGTTTGGATGCACACCAGTGTTGATGGATCGACGTTACCAAACCAATCATCAGTCATATGTTCGGCACTGCAATTGATGACCACTTGCTGTCCTTGCAAGTTAACGGTTCCTGCATCAGCACAATCGTTTCGGAGTCGCGCATCATCTCCGATCATAAAGCCTTGACATATCTTGTCTGCCCCTGCAATCGCTTCCGGCGAAATATCTATCCCTAATATGTGTTGATACTTGCTTTTGCATCTAGTCAATAACATAAAACCAAGCACATTGTACCAGCATCCCAATACAGCAACAACTGCGTTATCTGGTAGAAGTGGTTCTAGCTTTTCACACAACCAAAGTTTACTTTGTGTTTGTCCGTGCGAGAATGACGTTGTATCCATAATAGTATTTAATTGGATAAATAGGTTGTTGATAAAAAAAAATAACATGTTATAATAACTCTAAATATAAATGGAAGAGGAAGGTTGACTTTACATACTGCTAGTTGTATACTAACGTACTAGAGAGACCTTCCTTCATATAAGGATAGTCTATGAATTTAAGAGAAAAGTTAAACGGCAGAATGGATCAACTACAAGCATGGATGGAAAGCAATCATCACTTAGTAGACCCAGACGAATGTACCACTTTGATTGATGATAAACTGAGTTTTGCATGGGAAATATTAAGTGAAGAAGACAGAGACTATATCCAAGGATCACGGTATGCTATTGAAAAACAGATGCACTGGGAAGTCCCGTCTAAGGAGACGGACCAATAGTACGAATTTTGCTCGGGTGGTGGAAGGGTATACACAGGAGACTTAAAATCTCCCGCCTTAACGGGCTTGCGAGTTCGAATCTCGCTCCGAGTACCATGCATGGAAAAAATAGATGTTAAAAGAAAGAATCACTAAAGTAACACACTGGTCAGATCGCACTTGTAGTATTAGAACAACAAGAAGCGATACGTTCAGATTCAATTCTGGTGAGTTCGCAATGATCGGACTCTACAGTGAAAAATACAAACGGAACGTTATCAGAGCATATAGTATTGTTAGTCCACCATGGGCTGACTACCTAGAATTCTTGAGCATTAAGAACGTTGGTCCGTTAACGAACGAATTATCAAAGGTAGAATTCGGTGATGAGTTATTACTTTTACCAAAATGCACAGGCACTTTGCGCAATGACTTTCTTAGTGATGGTGGTAAGCGATTATTATTATTAGCAACTGGTACAGGCCTTGCTCCGTTCATATCCACTATCAATGACTTAGCCATCATGGAACGATTCGACCACATACATTTAGTTCATAGTGTTAGAGACCGCAAAGACTTGGCCTACTATGACGAACTTACTGAGGCATACCAATATACTGAGCCAGATATATATGATTATCTCAAAGACAAACTTGAATACACTGCGATAGTTACTGGAGAAGGTGATGCTCGAATTGACGCTAGATTCTTAAAAGAAGATGACAGGGTAATGGCATGTGGCAATCTTCAATTTAATTATGCGGTAGTTGAATGGTGCAACGAGATGGGCATGACTGAGGGTTCGAATAGAGCAAGAGGCGAATTTGTAATAGAAAAGGCATTTGTGGACACTCGGTAACACAAAAAATTAATAAACGATAAATATTAATACAGAGATTAATTTTCTGTGTGAAAAGACCAAGGAGGAAATATAATGGATTTTCAAATATTTATAGCAATAGCTCTTATCAGCGGAGTTGTATATTACGTTGTGAAAAAAAGAAAAGATGGTAAATCTGGATCAGGCAGTAATGTGACTCCTCGCGAGGACACTTCCAACAATAAACATCGAAAGTAAAAATAGACCTATCTTAAAAAGCACTGTACAGTGCTTTTTTTTTGTCATAAAATTAGTCAGGATTAGACCATTGTTTAGAAAGTTTTTCTTCCAGAAGATTAAGTTCTGTTCTGTTAAAAACGAACACCACTCTCATGTTCATGCCAGTCTCTCCGTCCTCCCAGCCTGAATCCCAACTGTGACCGATCGGATAAAAACCTGTATTTACATACGTATGGTGGCTGTCACGTTTTGGATAACTCCATGTTGCGATGGCACCTTCGTGTACTCCTTGTGCAATTGTTTTTGTTAACAACTTGGTGCCAAGTCCACAACCTCTATATTCTGGAAACACATACAGGCCACGTGATCTGTACAGTTTATCCATACACATATGACCCGAATTAACTCCGATTAAAGTGTCATCTTTAAACACGCCCCAGAATGTAGGAAGATACTCCATGTTTTTCAAGTCATATGCTGGAAAACTTTCCCATTGATGTGGATAGTGTTCTTGTGTTCTCCGTCCTAGGAACAGACACATGGCACTGGTTGATTCTATGACTGATTTTCTTTCTATCCATAGATGATCCCTCCAGACTGGTAAAATTTCTTCCCATGTTATCTTTTTAATAATGTGCATTACTTCTCCGGAAAGTCTATAGTATACATTGCTTTATCAGGATGTCCTGGTAAATACAAATCATCTTTATGTGCCCAACGTATAGAGAATGCTAGACGTGGTTCTTTATCGGGGTCCATATTGGAATTAACACCATGATAACATGCGTTACCGTTAATTGATATTGCTTCATTCTGCTTGGGCTTATAAACATAGCCACCCATCGTGTAAAACTCACCTCCATGGCCTTCTACATGATCATGTAAATAAAAGGTTGTTGTTCTTGCTCTTGCATCTTGACTTGTGGGCGTGTTAAAATACTGAGGATTCATGTCACCGTGTACCTGCAGATATTCGGTATACTCCATGTAATTGATGTGCCACCTATACGGCACCCAACATTCAGGATCAGCTAAGAATGGTGATTCGTTGTTAAATGTTGTGAGTACATGAAAGAACAACGGATGAATACTATTTTGCAAGGTAGCCCATGTCCATGCATGGATAGTATCAGATGTCTGGTACCACCAATCCCTTTCAAAGGTAAGATCGTATATAACTTCTTGTTGTCTACCATTTTGTTTATGAGATACAATGTGCAAACGTCTATCATTGTGTGTGAAAGATGATCGGTGTGTCTTGTAGGTTAATTTGTTGTTTGTGGTTAGGTGCGAGATTATCGCATCCTTGATCTGTTGGTAGACTGTCGGAGGAAACACATCTGAATAAGTATAAAGACTCAATGGTTGTTGAGTCCCTATATAATGTTTATTTGGTTTGTTATCCAAGTAATGATCTACGTTCACTACTCTATTTATTAACAGACTACCAACGTTCTTTTATTTTAAGAACCTGGCCCAATAAGCAAAGAAACTAATACTGTTGACATCTGATAGTGCTAATGTAACATCTGATTCCGATGTGTCACTATGATCTGCGTTGCTGTGGAAGTAAAAAATAGTATTTGATGTTACTGTTACTCTACTAGTCGTAGCAATTCCCCTAAATTCAACCATTTCCAACCTAGTATCATTAGGTAACTCAACACCGGTTGCCAACTCAATTGTAACTATACCAGTCTCGCTGTCAATAGATACATAGTCTTCGTATTCTTCTTTAATCACATCATCTATGAATGCGAGAGAATACACCGGCGTATCATCGGGATACATCTCTTTCCACGTGGCTATGTCAATGTTCGAGTTTAAATCTATGACTAAGGGCTCTTCAGAACTAACACCTAGATATGATACCATGTCTGCATTTTTGTAAGACGCCATTGGGTCAGCAGTAAAAATGTATGCTAAATTGTTTTGATTAGCACTAAAGGTTGTGTCTTCGAATAGCAACGCATTTTTAGTTGATGTAGACATAACTATATTTTTCATTTCATTTGCTGTTACTAATGACTCGTTCATAGAACCAATCACAACGGCAACACCTGCTACAAGAGGAGCCGCAAACGATGTACCAGATGATATACCATATGCACTTGCACTACCAGTCGGATGAGCTATCATAACTTCATCACCAGGAGCAAATAAATCTAAATTTAAGCCAGGTGATGTAGCAAGGCCTGAATCACTTGGTGAAATGTTGTTATATCCAGCTGGGATATCGTACTTGTCAGTTGCACCAACAGTTAAACAACCACTGATTCCAGCTGGAGTGACTAAATCAACGTCAATGCCATTGTTACCCGCCGCCGCGATGATAGTAACACCCGCATCTATTAATGCTTGGAACTTACGATCTAGGAATGCTGATCTTGAAACACCCCAAGAAACATTAAGAATACGTGTCTTTAACGGGTCTGCTACGATTGTTTGTTCGAGCAAATCAAGTGCTTCACCTAGCTGTGTCATAGTTGCAGTAACAGTAGCCGCATCAGGTGCTAATGTTACATTGTCTGATGCTTTACCTTGAATTTTAATTATTTTGAGTTTTACGTTATCTGCGATACCCAAGTTAGCGCCTACTGCCATTGATGCTACACCAGTACCGTGACCCATTTGATCATCCGCTACCCAAACACCTGGCATACACCAGAATGTTGACATTTCTAAATCTGCGCCTTGAAATTCGGCATGTTGTGAATCAACACCTGTATCCATAATATATAATTCAGGTTTTGAAAGGTAATTTGTATCATGCATTGCATACGATGTTGCCAATGGACGATAATGTGATGCTACTCGTATGCGGGCCCATTGTCCTTCTGAACTTGTTGGATCGATTGCAGAATCAGCAGAATCCATCCCTGTCATGCTACTTACGCCCAAAAACGCTAATGGGGTATCAGAAACATCGATGCTTGTAACTGCTTTTGCTAAAACCAGGCCAGACTTAGATGTAACTCTAAAAAATCCGCTACCCAAATCTTCTTCGACAGTACAATCATCCAACACTTCGAGGTTGTACAGTGTGCTTTCAACGATGAACTCGTGTTCATCAGTATCTAATTGTGTGTGCGTGATAACAGTAGGATCCTTGACTGCATCCTCTGCTAAATGCCAATCAATATCTAATGAATTGCTGACTGGTACGTCAGACAGTTTCCACTTATTTGCAAATGCTAATGCATCTGCATCACTGTCAAATGTAACTTTTAATTTACTCATGTGTTAGGGCTCCAAAATTTGTTATGCTTAACTTTATGTATTTATCACTATTTGCTGGGAATAAAGAATAACTGTAAAAGAATTGTACAACAGTATTTATTGTTACTAAATATTAGCATGTCCTTTAAAGTACACCTAATACATGATCTTTATTATGGTTTTAACGAACCAACAGAACCTGCAGACTTAGCATTACCCGACGTTGATTTAGTAATCTTCAACGGCAACTTGGCACATCACGGCAAACGAAGTATATATTATGCATATCAATTGTGTGCCATGTACCCTGACATTCAATTTGTTTATAACGATGGATATAAAGAACGTTACCAGACAGTCGTAGACAAATGGAAAGATGAATATGAAAATTCAATGACCATACGTAGCTCACATGGGGATTGGCCAAAAAACTTGCATTGGCGAGACCCTAGGACAGATGAAGGACTGAATATATTATTGCGGACGGGTCAAACTGTTTCTGTCTGGACATGTTTTGGTTTTCCGAATATTAAATCATACGATGGTGACTGGGAAGACACCTGGTTTTATTGCAATATCGGACTAGAGGCAACTCCCGTGCATAAATTAGAGTCTGATATTTATCCTGGCACCGATTTAAAACTATTTGGTGATTTGACTACCTGGGCATCGCCTGAATGGGTGCATCAGAGATTTATTGAACAAGAAAACAAGATTAGAAACTGGGAAACTGGGTTAGAACATTACGGTATACTCGTAACACATTTAAATCCGTATAAAGATGATAGACTGAATGGCATAAAATACAGTGGATATAACATTCATTTAGCTAATCGTCTATGGGCCACGACTCAACTAGACCAGAATGTTAATTATGTAGGTGCTATGTTACGTTCGAATCCAGGAAGAGGATCAATCGCTAGAGGGAAAGTGCTTGAAGTAGATATTGTCTAGTGCGGTAAGTTGTTCGCTTGTCAAGCTTATCTTGTAAGTGTGTTGATCACTGTTATACTTGCCACCCTCCATTCTCGTCAGTGGATACCGAAATCGTTTCTCGAATGCCCAACCATCACTAGCTTCTTCAGCAAAATGTTCTTTGACTAATTCAAACCCTGTATATTTTCGCGCTTGAGGGACAAGATCAAACCCTACTCGCCTGTAACCAATCAACTTAGCATCATACCTTTCTTTTTCTACCTCAAGTTGTACATCTATTTGAGTTAATTTTGTTGAATTTTGATCATACATGGTATTTTGAATGTCTGGAGTAGATAATGATATTGCCCATGCTAATTCGGGTGAATAACTCAAAAAACTACCACAAACTGCGATTTCAAATTTGTCTGCGATCTTAGTCCAGTGAAATGCCACCTTTCCAATATTTTTACCGTATGTGCCTACGTTTCTATCAGGGGCAACTCCACCGAAACAGACACCAGTGTACCCCAACTGAGTTAATATTTCAATAAATCTATAATGAGTGTTAAAATGAGGACTTACGCCTCCGTATTTCTCAGTCATAGATGCATTGTCTCTGGTCAAGAACTGAACAATATCAAACTCGATTTCTCTATACGGAATATCAAATTTTTGACAGTATTGTTTAGCATGTTCACAGTCTTGTTTGTTTAATCCATCCTTGAAGGTAAATATAATGACATGTGCTTCTAAATCCGCTTCTGCGAAACAATGTAACATTGCTTGACTATCGATACCACCACTAAAACATAATGCAGGGAAAGGTCCCAATTCAGCATGACATCTTCTAGCGGCATCCGTGCGCCATTTAGCTAACTTGGTGTCATTAAATGTCACCATCTCCGAGAACCATTCAGGAGTTAGATTTAACTTGTGATTTTGTCCATTACTGGCTGACAGTCCAGTGGTATCTAACCAGTTCTCATAAAATGAGTTTGCTTTAGATTGCAACAATTTTCTTTACCATCCTTTTTAATATATGTTCATCAGTGTTTATGTTTAACACAAGCATCAAGCAGTTATCAACAAAACTAAACAAACTATGCAGTCTACTGGTGTTGATAAAATACGTTGCACCTAATTCTAATTTTAATACTTTGTCTTCGTGTATCCACTTCATATCATTGGGCCCAAAATTGTATATTGGCACAAGAATTCTAAATGTAGGCACTGCAACTAGTGCTCCGTTATCTCTGTGAGGCGGGAAATGTCCGCCTTGATCTAATCTGAGGAAATGTGTGCGGCCTAAATTAGGTTCCCAAAAGTTTAGAAACTGGTCCAGCTCTGGTAACAACGCACATACATTTGTGCGAGTTGCTATATCACCTTCCAAATAATCTTCCCCATACATTTTGGCCCATTCTCGTAAACTGTACAAATCTGGCTCACCACTAAATCCACCATCTAAACTAGTGACACTTAATCCGTAACGATTGTTAGGTTTCTTGTGTGGCTGGTATTCTTTCCAGCCTGGATGGTTATCACAGACATTTCTTATTCTGTTCAAATCCATTTTGGGGAAATCAAGTTCTACAATTTCTCCCCAATTAATAATAAAATCTGTTAGTGTGGCCATATGTATATTTAGCGAGTAAATACAAGCATGCAATTAAATTTTAAATTTCCCCGAACGAATGTCCTATGCGATGCAGAAGAAAACAAGTGTAAGATAGCAAAAAGTATTTGCGTTGCTTTAGGGGAGCTTATGCAACTGCCAGAGAAACTTACCATAGAGTTTGTAGAGATGCCCCCTCACACTTATGCAGATTCATCATTAGATAACACAAGTTCAAATCTTATTCGTCTGAGTCTAGCCCTATCTGTTAACGAGTTGATGATACCGCTAGTGCATGAGCTAATACACGTTAATCAAATGTATGAGGGTAGACTGATGATTACGTATGCTGGTATATTTATATGGGATAAAGTACCTTATGAAATTGATCTAACAGAAATAGACTATAAAGAATACTTGATGTTACCATGGGAACTAGATGTAGCACAAAAACAACCTGTATTGATGAAAGAGATTCTTAAATCTTACATGTAATTGAGTGCGTGTCTGTATAGTCTGAGACTGCAATACCATAATTTTCACATACTGCAATTTTAGTGTCTTTGTCTAGGTGAGGCCATTTCTTTGATTCCAGATCAATTGCTTCCCAATTATTTCTTTTATTCCAATCAAGTTCAAATGCATTCGGTCGCACCACAGTTGCAACCATCCAGTCTATTGTGCATATAGTAATGCCATAGCCTTCCGCTATTTCTCTGTACTCTATTTGACTACCTGGTTGTTGGTTAGGTTCGTATATAAATTCATTGGGGCTATAACGTCTTGCCATTATTTCTAGTTCTTTACCACGAGACATGATGAGCCAATCTTTGATAGCAACATCTGGTTGTCCACCACGTGGATCGAATGGTGATTGGTTTTTGTGTATTTCTATTCCCAATACATATATAGAATCCTGTTCTGGTAATATACAAGACAGTTCTTTACCTGTATGTTTTCCGTACAATATTTTCTGACGTTGAGGCAAGACATCTGGTCTAGTATCAAAAAATGCATCGTATTTTTTGCCTAACCTTTTCTCTTGTATTTTTATATGCGGCATCAACAATGTTTGCATGAATGCAGGTCCAGTCCAGCCATTGTAAAATTGACCATCATCGCCATCATCGCCCATACCGCCGTTGCTAAAGTTGTTTGGTGCCACTTGAAAATGAATTAAGTTTTTCCCTTCAAATGTTTCTTCTATCCCATTAGTATTGCTAGTGTCCCATGTAATAAAATAGTAGTCTACATTTTCTGCAATAGATTCGTAGAACTTAAACACTAGTGGATAAATAAAATGCCATGTGCGAACGTGGCCGCGTAGCACCACCGCTATGTGATTCCACTTCATTTTTCTATATGATTCCAATCCGCAGAAAACAAACAGAAACGTTCAATACCGGCCGGGGTTTCGTATACAAACTGCATGGCTAACATATGTACAATCTTACCTTCATTGACTTTATTAATCGCAGATTCTCTGTGTACAATATAGTCCCCTACTTCGGGTTTGTTTTTGCCTTTCTTTATTTTCTTTTTAGCTTTCATATTAACTTTTTCTCTATGCAATGTTGATACAAGTAATCAGCCCAATGTTTATGTCCGTTAGCACTAGGATAAAAGATGATAAAAACTTCTTCGGCAGTTCCTTTAGATAACATATGTTGCCATGCGGTAGTATATCTTATGAATGCATCACTGTCAAGTGATTCCCATAATACTTTGTCGCCTGGTGTAATCTTATTGAAATTCTTTTCGTATTCTTCATCGTCCCAATCATAAATCATCTTTTCATGGTGATGATAAAATGCTTGGTGCATAACATATTTGATCCCGTAGTTTTTTAATATCTTTTCTATCTGCCAAACTTGATTGATGTGCCTGTGAATAAACTCAGTCTCCGACCAGAACTTATCAAAGTATAAACGAAAGAATTGATCTAATTCTTTGTCCTCGTGATCTTGATCCATACTCCAAGGACCAAATGCAATAAAATGATCATCGAATCCTGTCTCACTGTGTCTCCAAGGTTTTTTTGAATAGAACTCTCTGCGTTCAGGACTCGTCCAACCAATCGAGATGAATAAATCAGAAGTATCTCTGTCAGTTAGGTATCCTTCGGTAGATAGCCACTCCATCAATTTTCTTATTATAGCATCATTCGATAATGATGGGTCACTTAAGTCTACTAATTCATCAGCATTTAATTTTTCTGCGAGTTGGTTGATGTATCTGTGTTTTAATCTATATTCCATGTTAATAGGTTTAAACTGTCTTTCGAATCCACCACCTGGTAAATTCATAATAGGTGATGGCTCTTCAATCGGGTCTACTAACTCAGCACCCCAACACCAACTATCACCACAGCCTATTAATCTCACTCCCTTGCTTCTTTGATGTACTCTACGTAGTCACTGCATACCCCAAAGCATGTTGCTTTACACGTGTAATCTAACCAATCTTCTTCGTATGTTTCTGGCATCACCATAATACTACGATCAGCTAGTTCACACCCTGGACTAGTCCAGATATGTCCTTTGTTTGTCAACGTGTAATCATCGACATCATGCCAGAAATAATTTATTCTATCAAAGCCAAAATTGCCTGTCATGTAACTTAATGCTTCTATATTTTTGCAGTGGAACCAAACATGATTGTTCGTTAGTATTTCCTGAGGTGCTTCATATTGAGGTTCGAAGTGTCCCAGAAATAGTACTCCATCGATGACTCTAACATCGACTTCTACGTCAAACCCTTGAGTAAGTGCATATTTAATATGATCAGGGTGGTTCTCCATACTACTAGGTCCGTTTATGTTACCTCTATGTGCGATATATATTAGATTGTCATTCATAAGGATTTTAATATTCTCCATGTTTCTGTGTACCCATCAGCAACTTCAAAAACCACACATTGTGGCCAGGCCATCATTTTATCTGCTAGTGGCTTATCAATGCCATATTCATTGCATCTATCTCCAAAGAAGTATATCGTGTCATCATTTCCATGCAGATCAAGCCAGTCAGTAATCTGTCCTTTGTTCGCGCCTCTTAGTACAATATCTATACTGCAATCTCCGCCCAAGTAACAATCAAATCTAGGATATTCGTTGTTCAATTGAATAACGAAGTTCTCTCTTTCCTTATACATGCTGTCATGTAACATGTATGCTTGTCTTTCTTTGGATGTGGCGTTTCTAGCACACAACGAATAGTTGTAACTGCCGTTTCTCCTCTCCAATACATTTTCCCATGATTGTTTTTTATTGAACAAACTGGATTGGTGAAAACCTTTTAAGTGTTCAAGATCCTTGTCTGTGAAATGGGGTTGGTTGATGGCAACCTCGACTCCACTTTTTGTCCATATAGAATTACCTAAACAATGAAACCCTATTTTGGCTCCATGTGTTAGTTGTTGATCTATTTGGTCGCATGTCTTTTGTCTATGGGATCCAGTCACTAGATAGTAATCTTTGTCTTGCAAAAAATCTTCTAACCAGTGTTGAAATTCAGTGTCCATCTTTTGTCCACGATTACATAGTACTCCATCAACATCAAATACAAATTTTGCACTCATATGATATATTTATCCTGTGTGTCGCTTGGTGTTTTAATGCACACGATGGTGCAATCTTTGTGAAATGTAGGATCAGCTACCTCATTAGGCTCTATGATAAATGTATCACCTGCGACTAGTTCAGTGTCGCACACATTCATTGAGCCTGATAATAAGATGTTATACTCTGTTCCAAGTTTGTGATAGTGAGCATCCCATTGTTCCCCTTCAAGGTGGGTTAGAATTCCTACTTCAAATTCCTTTGTTCTTAGTAGACTAGGTTCAAAATCGCCAATAACCCATCCTCGATGTGTATCGCTAAGTTTCCCTACGATCACTTTTCAAGATATGCTTTTAAATCTTCGGGTGTTCCGATAAAATTGATGAGATCACTTTTTAGTTCGTAGAATCCAGCGGAGCCATTAAATGAATTGTAAACTGGTCCGATATAGTATTCACCCAGTGATCTTTTGCCAGATTGCATCATTAGTCTAGCAGAACTTACAAAGTCTTTACCATGTTTCCACCAATGCAGACCAGTTAATGCTTGGTCGCTAACTACTTCTTTTTCTACTATTTCACCTGTGTCTAGGTTGATGTAACTATGCTTGGGATCATCGCTCTTAACAGTAACAACTCCTGCATCATAATCCTCTAGTTTTTCAAATACCAAATTCTTTTCAGCTAAATTCCATTCCATAATTTGATCAGAATTAACAATAAGTAGTTCTTCATCGTTGTTTATCAAGTCGGCCGCCCTCATTAAAGTATCTGCGGCACCTTCAGTGTCTCCCATTATGACAAATACTTTACAGTCTGGGAATTCTGCCTTTAGCCTTGCTCCCAGAGCGTTGTCCATTGGACTAGATTCATCTTCTGGGATTAAAAAGATAAAGGTATTTACGGGGTTATACATCTGTAAACTTTTAGCAGATGCGATCAACATAGGATCACCCTTAACATCGATTAGATTTTTGGGAGAGTCATAATGACCCTGGAAGCGTGTCCCTTTCCCAGCCGCTGGTATAATTATATTCATAACTATATTTATTAAGGATTGACACACCGAATAAAAAAGTATATACTATGGTATATTAATAAATTAGGAACTACAATGCATCAGAAAAAGTTTTTTATAGCAGACTTGCATTTTGGTCACAATAACATTATCAAGTTCACGGATCATCATGATGGGACCAAACTGAGACCTTTTGATACATTAGAAGATATGGAAGACGCAATGGTGCAAATGCACAACGAAATCGTTAGCCCTATTGATAAAGTCTACATGTTGGGTGATATCGCGCTCACTCAGCAAGGCCTTGATAAAGTTAAACAGATGAATGGTATCAAAATTCTCGTTAAGGGTAACCACGACACCTTGAAATTACACAAATACGCAGAGGTGTTTAATGATATTAGAGGCTGTCATGTATCTAATGGATTAGTCTTTACCCATATACCTATTCACCCTTCTCAATTGGGTAGATTTGGATGCAACGTGCATGGGCATTTACATGCAACTAGCGTATGGAAAGATGGCGCACGTGATCCTGGCTTCTTGTGTGTGTCTGCTGAACAGACAGGCTTGAGACCTATCGAATTTGAAGATGTGGTTGAGAGAATACTGGCACAAGGCGGTACGATCGGTATGTTGGACGGAAACGGAACCCAACCTAAAAAATAATCTACCCAAAATGCTTTATTCAACTCCCACGAAATAGTATAATACGTAACACAAGACGCGAATTGACAAATTGCTAACTATTGCTATACACAGCGTCTGAAACATCGAGGGTTCTCCCCTCTTAATTTTTAAATCATGGATTGTTCAATAATGCAAATAGAAAAACATACGCACGGAGATGTATTAGTGAAAAATTGGGATGAATCTGATTGGATCATCTTCAGAGAAATTCTCCAAACTGCTTTGCTCACTAAAACTGCGGAAATAACCTTCACTAAACTTGATGGTGATATACGAGTAATGACCTGTACACTTGATCCTGAAATCTTACCAGTAAAAGTAGTTAAAGAGGGAGAAGAAAAACCCACAAAAACACTTAAAAATCCTACTAACACTTTAGTAGTTTATGATGTCAATGCTAAAGGTTGGCGCAGTTTCGTTGTTAAAAACGTTACTCGGGTTTTATATAAAGATATAGATTAACAGAACGTGTCTCTAACCGAGACTAGTAGTTGCTTATCCCCTCTACGACGAGAAGGAGGTTAGTTATCTCCAAATAGGGATACGATGACAGTAGTCCGTATACTTGGGTGCGTTAGTCCGAAGCGGTGGAGAGTTGGTGTCCCGACTTGTAGAAGCTCGTTAGGACACCATTATAATTTAACTTAACTAAAAGAGGTTAGCACCATGGGATCTATGGTTAGCAATGCATTACGTACCCCAGACGGAACGATATTAGAAAGTTTTTTCCGACATGACTACAAGACATATATTGACGCCAATGGCAACGAGTATATGATTGACGGCGGGTTTGATTACGTGCGATCCAGTGGTAACGGAGACGAGGAATATTTAACGGTTACTTTGGAAGATGGACATGAGAAAGTTCGTGAAGCAATGACTTGGGGAAGTTACGGCATCAACGGTGACCAACCATTAAGACGAATTAAACTATCTGAGATGGACACCGATCACATACAAGCGTGTATTGATACGCAGAGTGGTATGTATCCTCAGATGAAGACAGCAATGTTAAATGAATTGGAGCATAGATCCAATGAATAACTTATTTGGCTTCATATACGTATGTATTTGGATAGCAGGCGTTGTTATTGCGAAGGGATTTTGGAGTACATGTTTTGCACTGGTCATTCCCTTCTGGTCTTTCTATTTAGTTATCGAGAAAGTGTTGATAGTATTAGGAATGATATGATTAATAATGAGACAATTAAAAAAATCAGTCTGGCCACATAAGGTCTCACTTAAAACAGTAGATGTGGATCAAATAGAAATTTGGTTAGGTAGTGTGTTTAAAAACAAGTGGCATGTAGTTTGTAGTCACCAGTCAACTGATTTTTATTTTAAAAAACAACAGGATGCGGTTTGGTTTGCATTGAGATGGAATACAGAATGAGAATTTACATTGATACAGAATTTAACGACTTTAGAGGTGATTTAATCTCGATGGCATTGGTAGCTGAAGATGGCACCGAATTTTACGAAGTATTAGAGTGCGCAAATCCTAGCAGTTGGGTCGCCCAGCATGTTATGACATGCTTACTAAAAGAACCTATACCTATAAATATTTTTCAACACCGCTTGTATATGTTTCTGCATCGGTATAACTATATTCATCTAATAGCAGATTGGCCCGAAGATATTCACCACTTCTGCGAAGCATTGATAACTGGACCAGGCGAATGTTTAAACTTTCCGACAATCGTTATGGAGATGCGTCGAGATTTAAGTAGCGACAATAGCGCGGTACCCCACAATGCATTACATGATGCGAGAGCAATTGCCCAACAAGATAAGGGCCAACAAACTATGAGGAATAATAATGCAAGTTAAAATCGGACAGTACCCTAGTCGTTGGATTAGCAATATACACACTCGGCATATGGAGAAGAAATATGGATTCATGTGTGATAATGAGAATATTACTTTCACCGATCATGCACTAGAATACCTCGAAGGTATATTACAAACTGTTTATAACTGGACAGGTAACCTAGTACTAGACCGTTTAGAACAGCGTGTAATGGTTCGCATTGATCCGTGGGATACTTGGAGTATGGATCACACTGTTGCTCTTATTATATTGCCTATGTTAGTGCAACTCAAAAAAGATAATCACGGTGGACCTATGGTAGACATGAAAGATGTTCCCAAAGAACTTCGTGCTACTAAGAAGCAAACGACAGAGGCCAGTTCAACTGGTCACCTAGACAATAATCACTTTGCTCGTTGGGAGTGGGTTATGGATGAAATGATCTTTGCATTTCAAAGCAAAGTAGATGAAGATTGGGAAGAGCAGTTCCAATCAGGCGAAATGGATATTGTCTGGGTGCCTTGCGGTAATGGACATAGTGAAATGACTCATGGGCCCAATCACACTTTTAAAGTTGATCGTGTTGCTCGCGACAAATACCAAAAACGCATCAGCAATGGATTCCGACTGTTCGGAGTCTACTTCGAATCACTTTGGGATTAACATTAAAGATTGACATTGGGGCATCTGTGTGCTAATCTATAACTTTACTAATAAGGAAAATACATTATGCCATTAATATTAATAATACTTTGGGCGATAGCCGCCTGGTTTACTCATGTAATCTCGTGCTTTATTGCAGGTTCATGGGGATTCCTCATTGCAGGAGCCATCTTGTTTCCGATAGCATGGGTACACGGCACTTGGCTTTGGTTTCAGTAGATGACTGACACCAAAGAAATAGAAATTGCAAAGGTTGGCGAATTCAGATTTGCAAAGGCTGGTGAATTCACAGTTAAATCTGCGCCGGCTATAATCTGCAATAACGGCATTAAGATTGATTTTTCTGGTATAGTAGGCGAATCTGGGAATATTAATATTTCTCCGATTTACCGTATATTGTCCAGAGCGATTTCTATGCTAGAGCTTATCGCGATAGAGCCTCCCACCACGGAATACATCGCAAAGGTGAAAAAATGAGTGATGGTTACGGTTGTACCTGTGCCGCTTACAGCCAATCTGAATGTGCCTGTGATGCTGACTGGACACCGCAAGAGATATACGACCTAAGAGATAAAGTCAAAGAACTAGAGGCAATGAACAATGTGACTCGATTTGAGGTGATAGATCAAAAAGGTCGTTCGTATGTTCACTATCTTGACAAAAATGAAAGCATTAGATATAGTTTGCAAGATGCAGACCGTACCCTAAAAGTGTTTATCGACGCGAAAAAAGGTGACAATTTATGAACAATGATTATTATCCAGACAGTTGGGTCGTCGTAAAGATGGAAGCAGGTCTTTACAAAGTACTAGGCGGATGGAGTGGTGGATATACTACTGGCGGCAGTTGGAGGCTGAACAGTGGTATTACTAGAGTAGAGGATGCAGGAAAACATTGGCGCTTTTATGGAGAGAGCGGCAGTTGCTATGTAGTACACAAAAAAGGATACGCCATGCGCATGAGTATGTCTGGTTTATATAATCAAATAAAAGACCGTGTGGAATTATTAGACAAAGATACTGATTGGATTATTAAGGAGTGGAGTACGTGAATTTGAGTTTTATTTTATTTGAAATAGAATGGGTAACCAAGTATTCAATATATGCGTTTCATTTTATGGGCGTTAATAATTGGGATGAGGATATTCGTTGTTTGTTAGGCGTTGCCTGGGACCCAGGCGTGGACATGCATACAGGCCAGCCCTTGTATGGCGGTGCCTATATAACCCTCGATTTATTTTATATGCAGTTCTTTATCTCGGTATAATGAAAAGACTAAACATTGATTGGATTAACAAGGAGTGGAGCACATGAGTTTTATTTTATTTGTAATAAATTGGGTACCTAAGGATTCACTATATTCAGTTTTAATTGGGGCCATTAATATTTGGGGGCCGGATGGCGAGGTTCGTTGTTTGTTGGGCGCTGATTGGTGCGCGGACTATATACTCCTCGATATATTTTTTATGAAATTCTTTTTCTCGTTCGAATGAAAAGACTAAACATTGATTGGATTAACAAGGAGTGGAGTATATGAGTTTTGACTTATTTGGAATAGATTGGATACCTTCGGATTCAATATATGGGTGTTGGCTTTTGTCCGTCAATAATTGGGAGGACGAGGCACGTTGTTTGTTTTGCGTTCACTCGGAAGCAGGCTACATAAGAGTCCACATATTTTTTATGACGTTTGTATTTTAATGAAAAGACTAAGCGACCAGAACCTTAAGTGGAGTATCAAGGGATCAATCGAAATAACAAAGGTTACAGCAACTGCATTCTATACTTATGCGATTTTTGTACTCAATGACATGATTGTGCCCACATCTTCTTACAGACACATACACTGGTATTTGTGTGGAGCAGTGGCTATTTCTTTATGGACCACCATTGCGTTAGTATTGACCAAATCCCATAGGGACCGTATGTCGGCTATATCAATGGAAATAGAGGGATAATAGACATGTCAAAAGAAACAGATTTGCAAAACGCAGTACGCATGAAAGACTTACTAAGATTTGATGAAATCAAACTAGTGCTCAAAGCTATAACAATGTTAATATTCTCGCCTATTGTCATACCTGTAGTAATTATATTAGAGGAGAGAGAAAAGATAAAAACCTTCTACTCTGAAAGCTGGGATATCCTAACGGGGGAGTCTTACATCTTCTCTGAAATCAAAGATAAACGAGAAAGACGAAAGAAGAATGAAGATTAAACAGAGGTGAAGTGATGAAAAAATTAAGCTATTTTTGGGCAACAATGTTAACAAATATAACAGGCACTGTTCTGCTTACTCAGGGCATAGTGGTACTCACTGGATTAATCACATACGAAGCGCCTTACGAAAATATGCTCTGGTATTGTCTAGCGGCGTTTTTACTGTCATGGGTGTATGCGGTTATTATTATGTCGATTAATGCTTACCGAATAGGCCGAATAGGCCGAGGGTGAAGAATGAGGAAAGGTTATGAAAATTATATGCCACAAATGTGAAGGCCCATACGAAGAGGGCCGTTTACCACGCGAAAATGCACGTAAAAGCTACGTGTACGGCCCTTTTGAATGTGCCAAATGCGATTATCGGGGTCATTTTATAAAGGCAAGAAAAGAATTTTTGGCTAGTAACTATTTTAAGGCTTGGGATCGGAGAAGGGTCTCACTGCATTTTTATGGAAAGTGAAGTGAAATATACCGGCAAGGTGAACGGCTTACAAGCGGATTGGATTATTTTTGATGAGCTTGAAGAAATAGAAAAAACACATAAAAAGACCAAAAACAAAAATAAAAATAAAACAGGCACTGTTCATAACTGGCTAGGAAAGAAATTCAAATGAATATGGAAGCAATCGTTGAGGCAAACAAACCCATAAGAGAGTTCTCAAGAATTTATCATGTTCCCAGTGAACAGCTCCGTAGAGATAGTCCGCCTGCCCACAAAGGAGTTGCAGAGTGGTTCCATGATAGAACCATAGATGAGGTGGAGAGGTGTTATGGAGGGTACTGGTCTGTATTTGAATCCCGCCGAAAAGGGGAAAACTATACTGTGACATGCCGTTGCGATTTTTGGCCGGCAAAGGAGAAGTGATGAACAAAGAACAAAGATATGTAGTACTTAAAATGTCAGATATAGAAGAGTTTCTTAACGAGAGTCAAAAAATACAGTTAAGTAACATATGCTTTCGGGTTGAGCAAAGCCGATTGTTACATAAAAAGGAATCTTTAAAGGCGGTAGTAGTCGAGCATGACTGGCCTGAGTATGAACCAACTTGGGACGCTATAGAGGCCCGCATCAATGCGGAGGATATTAACAACACCACTGAATCAGTGGAGGAGAAGTGATGATGGGACCGGGTTTTGGAAATGAGGTAGGTAAACTAATGGTAAAGCGTGTTATACGAATTAGCTTGTATTTAAGCGTGTGTTTATTGGTAATAGGATGGATAATTGGCTATTCATTGGCGGTGAATTGATGGTTACGACAGCCGCCGCTGACTCAAGCGCGAGTATTAAAACACTTTCAATTGTAACAGAAGCAGGCGCTAAATCTTACTTTGTAGGTCAGCAACTTGCAGGAGGCGTGGTGGCGGGAATCAAGCATGATTTCCTGCATTACACTGGCGACCCCTATTCAACATATATAGGGCGTTCGGATACTGGGAAGATGTTGTTCAGCGTTAGCCCTCTTTGTCCGATTGAATGCGAATACTTATAACTAAACAACTATGGAAATTACAATGAAAATATCAAATTCTCAATTATTATTACTAATACATTATTTGACTAGTTCAACCGATCAAAACGTACATCAACGATACGCACTCCTAAACGAAATTATCGACCAGCAAAACGAGGATCTTGTTGATTTCGATTTCTCTAACATTGAGCAAAGTGTTCAGGCTAAGGAGGTTACGGCTCGCAAGAGACCAAAGGGGAAGTTATGATTACTGAAAGAGAAAAATATTTGATGGAAGCTTGGGCCTCCGAACCGGCCACCGAGATCGAACTTAACCAATGGCTAAAATCTGATTATGGAGATGACACTGTAGAAAAGGCGCTTAGTAATGCGGCTGACAGGTACGTAGCCGCAAAGAACCCAGTGCCATCATTTACTGGATTATTCTTGGATACCGGAGACATGATTGCCATAGTATTGGTTATGTGTTGGTTTATGTGGATGCCATATGGAATTTAAAATTTATTAGACGAGGATGAAATGATGAAAAACGTCACACATGTATTGAATTATCTTAGCTCTGCCCCAGGTGGACAGACAACTCTAAACAAAGGGGAAGTTGAATTCCTGTTCGGTGAATATAGCGGGACTGTAATTTGTTGTGGACACTTGCGCGAGATAGTTGCTACACCAATAACGGACAATCTATTTAGCATTTCAACTAAAGCAATATCCTACAGGGAATGCGAGAGCGCCAGTCAGCGAGCAACAAGAAAATTAATGGGTGCAGGTGAGTGATGAGTGAATGGATAAGCATCAACGATAGATTACCAAAAGAAGGCGAACACGTTCTTGGATATATTCATTGTAGCAAGAGTTATGCCAGTGTAAGTCTTTATGTTGATAATGGGAATTATTTTAATCCTACTGAGACTTGGTGGATAGTACTAGATGATATTGATCAGATAGAAATCGATGATGTATCGCATTGGATGCCATTACCAACACCGCCGAAAGAATTTATATATGATGGTGGATATTACGAATGGGAAACAAAATACTCAACTGATATGGTTTTTAAAGTAGCCCCTTTTGGCACATTATTCGCAGTGAATGGATTTGTATATCGCAAAAGATCCAGAAGTACCGCCGCAATTGTGGAACATGAAGATGAGGATATGCATGGTAAATTACCTAAGGACTCCCCTCATTATGGATATTGGCGCTACTTTACCCCAGATGAAATCATAGCAACTTTAAATACGGAGAAGGATCATGAGTGAATGGATCAGTGTTAAAGACAGATACCCAACTGAGGATCAAAGGGTTATATACTATTTTGAATTTGTGGGTATGCACTTTGGTACATATAGAACTTTCGTTGAGGAAGGTTACACCTGTCATCAATTTGGTGGGAGACATGGGTTCTTGACAGACGATGTTACTCACTGGATGCCTCAACCCCTTCCTCCAGTGTTAGATTAATTAAGGTGTTGCATTGTATCCAAAACTATGATATACTCTGTATATGAATATTGATGGATGGAATGGTAGTTGCGAGGACTGGTTGCACGGCGACGAAGATGGTTGTTGTGACATTGTTGAAGATGAAGAAGAGGAGGAGGATTCACATGTGGTACACTAAACGTATTAAACACCCCGAGACAGAACACCGAACAAGAGTTGTGTACAGTGCACTACGTACACCTGATGGTACTGTATTGGAATCTCGATATCGTCATGATTACAATGAGTACATTGATGCTAATGGTAAGTGGTATATGATCGATGGAGGTCTTACGTTCCTTAGGCGTTCTAATAATGGTGATGAGACAATGTTGTCTCTGAATAACGACGACGACCACGACTTGATACGATCAAAGGTTCGTTGGGGCAGTTATGGGATAAACGGTGATCAACCAGTAACTTATGTTCGGGTGATGGACATGACAACAAAGCATGTACAAGCTGTCTATGATCTATTGTTAAAGACAGACCCAAGCTTTGGGTACCCAAAGCATAATGAGATGATGTTACTGGTTATGCAAAATGAATTATTAACAAGGATACCAGTATGAAAAAACTTACAGACCCTAAAGCATTAGAGAATTATTACGAGAGTTTATTCAGTGTCTATACTGCAACAAACAATTGTGGCGGTAGATCGACTCGTGCAGAGTTGTTAGCCATGACTATTGAAGAATTTCTTATGCAATTCTCACCAAACGGTGTGCGTCTGATTGGTGATCACCAAGAATCCTATAAGATGTCCTATAAGATGAGTGAATTGGAAGATAAACAACAGCTAAAGCCGAGTTCAGCCGATAGGACCTATAATATAGGTGATCATGTCACTATCCATGGTGTATCCACAACTAACCCAAACCACGAGGGTCGGGTAGAGGATTACAACGAAAGGGGAGTATACATTAATAATGTTAAGAGGCCCTATACTGGAGACTTTAAGCACCGCTTCGTTTTGTATGAAGCGTTAAACCATCCAAAACTGAACCGTAAACACGACACACATGACACGATAACTGAGTATAAAGACCCTACTAAGGTTGGCATGATGCAACATGCAGGCTATACGCCACATACAGCGGGTGCCGAACAAACACCTAAGCCCCCTGGTGATGTGATGAATGAGTAAATGGATAAGCAACATAACTAACTTAATAGACGGTCTAAGGAGTAAAATAATGTGGAAAACCAAAACGTTGTTACCATTTAAGTCCGAGTCTGGAGATATGTTCTTAATTGATTCGACTAGGTATGTCGAAGAAACTATGATACATTATGAAGCTGGATATACTGGATGGAGATTACATGATGGATGATGGACAACTGGAAAGGGCAATAAAGAAATTGGAATGTGTGCAAGCACTGTTGATCACGGCAGAAAACGATCTATTAGAACAAGCTGAAGAGCATGCCCACAATTTAGCTATTGTAAAAACAATCGTACAAGATGTGCAGTTGACGATGGAGGGCCCAGACCCTGAGCATGAAGAATGTATGCAGTGCCATGATAGAGGATACATTCTCATTCCTCGGAAAGAATTGCCATTTCAGTTACATAAGTGTTATAAATGTAACAAGTATCCATCGATGGAGAGCGCCACAGGGGCGTTTAAATATGACCAAAGAACAGAGCCAAGAAAAAAAGAGGACTCAATATGAATCGCCACGAATACTTTAAACGAGAACGACGACGGTTCATAGGAGCATGGACATTCAACATACTGTTGTTTATATTATACTGTGGTATTATTGTAGGCTTCTTCTCATTAGTAGACTATTTACTCATTGGAGGAACATCAATTGATAAATGAATTATTTGTACAAACAGTATGTCAAATATGGGCATCGTATACTATCATAGCAGTATTCTATGCGATAGTCGCAGGACTTTACCGATTCGAACCAGAGCAGATTCAAGACGAAGAAGGGTGTATGGTAGAAGTTCCGCCATCGATGCTTTGGGTTATAGTTGATCTTATAAACTTTGGTTGGTTCATAATCACACCAGTAACAGGTATAATCCTGGTATGGAGTATACCACAATAATTCTTTAGCGACAGGAGCAGAGCGATGGATGAACACACAGAACAAGAGTTGAGGGACAAACTGTTAATAGCCGAGAGTATCCATGAGAGAGCGACAGAACGGTTGTTGAAAGCAAATAAAGCCGCAGAGTATTCAAAAGTACAAGGGCTAATCAACCAAGCGTGTTTGAACGTCGAGAGTGATTATGTGCCTGATTGGAGTCGATTCCGTCAAGTGTGGTGGCCTTCTTACTGCCGCATTGGGGGAGAGTGGGAGATTACCGAGGGCGGACATGAGACTCCTACAGGGATTATATACCAATCCACAGAAGCCAAGTGCCAACAAGTCTGCGACATCTTGAATGACATTAAGTTAAAACCAGTGGGGGTGAAGTGATGTATATCTGCGATTTCAGATTGGAATATTGTGGCTGGTGTATTTTCTGGCAGAGTGAGGTTGGCGCTTTAACGATAGAATATGTATCTGGCGCATTTGAGTCT